AATTTTAATGTGGCCGGTGGGCTTGCCACGTACGACTTTTACTCACAGTATGTTGAACTGGCGGGCCGAATGTTTGGTGCCTATTTCAATTACACATACAATCCTGTCACAAAAAAGTTGCAGTTAATCCGCGATCCCAAAAACACCGGAGAGGCCGTGCTGATCTGGACCTACAACTTAAAGCCCGAAATTAATCTGCTCAGCGACTTCCAAATATCACAATGGATCCGTGACTACATGGTTGCCAACTGCAAGATGATCATTGGCGAAGCCCGTGAAAAGTTTGGCACCATCGCTGGTCCACAAGGTGGCGGTACCCTAAATGGCACTGCCATGAAAGCCGAAGCACAAACTCAAATGGACGGCCTGCTTGAACAACTCAAAATGTACATAGACGGAAGCCAGCCCTTGACTTGGGTAATTGGTTAATACCGCAGTAGACATACTGTCATAAATCTGTTATAATCATCAAATGGACGTGATGATTGACATTGAGGGCCTGGGAACAGGCCCTGACACTACTATTCTTACCATTGCTGCTCAGGCGTTTGATCCGTTTGGCTCTGGCCATTACGAGCAATCATATTATGCCAGAGTCACACTGGAAAGCCAAGAAACTCGTAGCATACAACAAGGCACAATAGAGTGGTGGGCCACACAACCTGCTGTGGTACGTGACGAAGCGTTTGCTGAAGAAAACCGCATACCATTAGATGAGGCCTTGGATGGCCTGGGCCGACTGATTTGGCATGCTAAACGTGTGTGGGCGCAAGGCCCAACATACGACTGTAACATTCTAGAACATGCCTACAAAAGTTACAACAAACCCTTGCCTTGGCAGTATTACCAGGTACGAGACAGCCGCACAGTATTTTCACTATGGCCCGAACAGCCCATGCCTCCTACCACTCACCATGCACTAGAAGACTGCCGCAGACAAATTGGCATGTTACAAAATACACTTAAATACCTCAACGTTCGGGAGTTGAAATGATCATTGGCATCTGTGGATTCATTGGGTCTGGTAAAGACACCATTGCGGATTATCTTGTGAATTTACATCACTTTCGCAGAGAAAGTTTTGCAAGCACCTTAAAAGACGCTGTGGCACAAGTGTTTGGATGGGATAGAACCATGCTGGAAGGGCGCACAAAACAAGCCCGTGAATGGCGTGAGCGTGTGGATCCATGGTGGGCCGAACGCCTGGGCATGCCTACCCTAACACCACGTTGGATCTTGCAATACTGGGGCACAGAAGTATGCAGAGCTGGATTCCACGATGACATCTGGATTGCCAGCTTGGAAAACAAACTGCGTCACAGCCAGGATGATGTTGTGATTTCAGACTGTAGATTCCCCAACGAAATTCTAGCTATTAAAAACACCGGCGGGCGTGTGATTCGTGTGGTGCGTGGGTCTGAGCCTGCTTGGTATAATGCAGCCGTAAGTGTCAATCGTGGCGCCAATGGCAATTCAACATGGGCGCTGAGTCAGCGCAAACTGGAAAAACTAGCAATTCATGCGTCAGAAACTGCATGGGTGGGAACTGAATTTGATGCTGTGTTAGACAATAACGGCACTCTTGATGACCTCTATCAACAAGTAAAATTGTTAGTTACGAGTCAGGTTCAAGATCGCCCTGTCGCCATGCAAGATCGCTCTTAGACAGTTCTACTTCGCAGTTTCTACAAACTGACTTTAGATTTTTCAGTGTGGCATTGTTCAAGTTACCATCTATATGGTACACAAAAATCTGGCCAGCATATTTGGCTCGGAATCCACAACGATCGCAGCTCATCTTTTTCTTGTAACCTGCTGATTTCCAGCGCGGTTCTCTAGGCTTTAACCCACGCCCTTTTCTAGCACAAGTCTCGCATCGTGAGCGATAGTGGGTGATGTCCTCACGTTTGTAGTTTACAGCACAAGGTCGTTGGTGGCAGGCTTGACAAATGGGTCTCATACGGTATTTAGCGGCATGGACCTTTGGCAAAGGTATTCAAAACGGCTGTTTTTTTCAAGGTCTCTATAAATATTAGAACTTGAAAAGGATTCAACCATGGCTCTCATATCACCCGGCGTACAAGTAACAGTAGTTGACGAAAGTCAATATATTCCATCAGCAGTCAACACAGTACCATACTTCTTGATTGCCACAGCGCAGAACAAAGTTTCTGGCACTGGTGTCGGAGTAGCAGCTGGCACCACAGCGGCCAATGCTAACAAAACATATTTAATCACCAGTCAGCGTGATTTAACAGCCACATTTGGTGTGCCATTCTTCTATAACACAACCACTGGTACTCCAATCAATGGTTATGAACTCAACGAATACGGCCTGCTGGCTGCGTACAGCTCACTAGGCATTTCAAATCGCGCATATATCCAGCGTGTGGATATTGATTTGACTGAACTTACTGCTAGTTTAACTCGTCCAACTGGATCACCGGCTGATGGTGCGTATTGGTTAGACACTTCAACTTCTGTGTGGGGAATACAAGAATGGAATCAAAGCACGGCTACATTTACTGTAAAAACACCACTGGTAATTACTGATGGTGCAGACGTTACAACCAGCACCAGTGGCGTTACTGGATTACCAGTTTACACTCCTGATAACACAGTAGGTAGCATTGGTGATTATGCAGTTGTAACATACAGTGCTTCTACTAGTAATCTTAACAATGTTGGATGGTACAAAAGTAGTGTTGCACCAAATCTCAATACTTGGGTACAACTTGGTAGCGCCGAATGGCAAGCATCTTGGCCCACAATCCAGGGTTCTGTAACCAATCCCACACTCACAGCAGGACAAAGTATTTTTATTAATGACACTTCTGTAGCTGTTCCTGCTCCCCCATCCAACACTTTAGCTGGATTTGTTGCTGCTGTTAATGCAGCAGCTATCACTGGTGTAACTGCTGCGGCTGTTAGTGGAACATTTGTGATATACGCAAACGACACGGCAACTAACGATGGCAGCACTGCCAGTGGTGGTATTGTTAGCATTGAACCTAATGCCAGTGGTACTGCATTATGTACTGCTCTTGGCATTTCAGCAATTGAATACTTGACTCCCATTTATTTTCCAGCATATAGTTATCAGGCTCCTCGTTGGAGAACAACAGACGCTGCACCAAGACCTACTGGATCAGTATGGAACAATACTAGTCCAGCAAACAATGGAGTTGCACTGCAAGTAAAACAATACAGTGCAGCGTTAGGAGAATGGGTGCTGCAAAGTTGCCCTGTGTACACAAACACTAGTACAGCAATTGCGGCACTAGATCCCACTGGTGGTGGAAGAAATATTCCTGTTGGAACTTTATTTGCCCAATCAAATGCCAATTTTAATGAAACAGATCCGTTAAATTCTTTTGGATTTGAAATATTAGAACAAGTTGTATTTGGACAAACTATAGTGACAGGCACCACAACTCCTGGAGCTAACGGAGAGGCATTATTTACTGCTGGCAACAAGTTTTCATTACAAGCAACAGAAGCGGGATCTTCTAGTCTGTCAACGGCTGTTGTTGTAACACTTAGTGGAACCAGTATTGCTAGTTTCATTGCTGATATTAGTGCGGCAGCAGTACCTAATGTCTCGGCTAGTGTAAACAGTTCAGGAAATATTATTTTTACTCATAGCCAAGGCGGGGCAATTGCGTTAACTCCTGTGGCTGGTTTTGGAACTCCTATTGCAACTGCTGGATTTAGTACCGCTACTACTTTTTGCCGTCAATCGGATTTTACCCTTACTACATTAATTTTAAGCAATTTTTGCACTGGGCCAGATTTTGAATACACTGCCAGCGCCACAGCACCATATCAAGATCCAGCTAATGGCAGATTGTGGTATTACTCAACTGCTACACAAGTTGATATTATGATTCAAAACATCGGCAGCTGGGTTGGTTATCAAAACGTTTCTAATGATGTTCGTGGATATGACTTGACTCTTACTAATGATTCTGGACCAATCTGCGCTGCCACAGCACCTACCACACAAAATAATACGGCAGCAAGTCCCTTGGTATATGGTGACCTGTGGATTGACACTAGCGATTTAGAAAACTATCCTTTGTTGTATCGTTGGCAGGCTGTGAGTGGAGTAGATCAGTGGGTGGCTGTTGATACCACCGACCAGGTCACACAAAATGGTGTGTTGTTTGCTGATGCTCGTTGGGCACCAAATGGCACAACAGATCCTATAGCAGACCCAATTCCAACCATTGTGAGTTTACTGACCAGCAATTACCTAGACTTAGATGCTCCAGATCCAGCATTGTATCCACAAGGTATGTTGTTGTTCAACACACGTCGTTCAGGTTACAATGTCAAGAGCTATCAAAACAATTACTTTAACTCTACCACATTCCCTGATGACACATTGCCAGCTGTGACCAGCACTTGGCTCACAGCGTCAGGCAACAAGCAAGACGGTAGCATGTATGCAGGTCGATTAGCACAACGTCAGATGGTTGTAGCTGCAATGCGATCTGGGTTGGACACCAGTCAAGGTGCTAGAGAAGATACTGCACAGTACACATTGATTGCATCACCTGCTTATCCAGAGTTGATTTCTAACATGATTGCACTCAGCAACGAACGCAACAACACATTGTTTGTGGTGGGCGACACACCAATGCGTTTGCCAGCCACAGGCACTGATATTACAACTTGGGCAACCAACAACAATGGACTGGGTACCATTGCAGGTGACGGGCAATCAGCTACTAGCAACTATGCTGCTACATTCTATCCAAGCTGTACAACTACAGACTTGAGTGGGAACACTGTAGTGACAGCACCAAGTCACATGATGGTTAGAACAATCATCCGTAGTGATGAAGTGAGCTATCCATGGTTGGCACCAGCTGGTACACGCCGTGGTGTGGTAGACAATGCCACACAAATTGGTTA